CTTTCTCTGAACCAGACATGATAATCTTTAGTGCTTCTTTAATCTTTGCACGACAAGGTGCAGGCGTAGATGACTTGACAGCTTCAATACCCATAATCTTCAGTTGGGGTTCTTGATAACGAACACCTTCAACATCCCATGCATTAAGGATATATCTTTTCTTTGCAGTCCAGATACCTTTGTCTGCAATCACTTCTCGTTTCATCTGCATCTTTTGGTCATATGCATTTACATATGTAGCAAGACTTTGATAACTTTTATCAATAAAAGGTTCAATCTTCTCTGTTGCAATTCTATCCAAGAAAGTGACAACCTTCTGTATATCTGTTCCTTCTTCAAACACATTATTAACCAACTTGTCAAAAGTAACGTAAATTGAATCCGTATCTGAAGCAATGACGAAATCTTCATTAGTAGTTCCTAACAGTTTATTAAGATATTGATTTATCTTCTTCTCAATCCAACGAATGGAGAGTTGACCAGCAGTTGTAATACCTTCTGCAATCGCAAGGTCATAGTAACGAAAGTATTGATTCCCAATCGCACCATAAGCGGAGTTGAGTGAAATCTTTCGTGCCATCTGAATATTGTTGTAACGACTGATATACTTTAGATACTGTGGGTCTTTTGTATCTTCATAGTCTTGTTTCGCTTTCAACATCTTTTTCTTGTAAATAGTACGGTCATCATAAATCTCTTGCATCATCTGTGGAAGAAATCCAAGTTTGTCTGTACGATATAATGCACCGTTTGGTGTGATGGTTGTATTGTCTGGAATGTCAAGTTTGATTTCACCCAACATCTCATTGACATATGTTTTGTCTTCAGGCAACTTTAGGTAGTTACCAGTAACAAGAGTCTCTGGTGACATATTGTATTGCATAATCAAATGTGGATACAATGAGTTCAAGTCAAAAGACATAACCCATTTGTGTTGACCAACTTGTGGGTCTTTCACATATGCACCCTCATACTTGTCAGACTTTGATTGATGAGACTTTTGTGGGATAACAATCTTTTTGTTCTTGAGATAGTTGTGAATAAGAACATCCCAATACTTAACTTGACCAAATACATCTTCATAGTTAACCTTCGCTTCGTAAGCCATGGTCAGTAGAAGTTCAAGTAACTTCATCTTGTCTTCTAAACGGTCAACAAGTTCAACGTCAACAATGTTGTATTCTAGGAAAGACTGATAATCTTTTGTGTACCAATCTTGGAAAGTCTCATATGGGTTTTCATTCTTCTTCTGACCAAGTTCGACAAATGCGATATGATTAAGTGCATAACTCTCTTGGTTTGTATAAGTAAACTTACGATAGAGTTGTAGATAGTCAAGGTTTGCAACACCGATAATATCATACACTTGTTGGTCACGACCATGATTCCAAACTTTTCTTGCATTGATTATACCCCAAGGAGAAAACTCTTTCGCTCTTTCCTCACCAAGAATTTTAGTCACACGATTGATAAGGTAGGGAATATCAAAGAATTCAGTATTCCAACCAGTGACAACATCTGGATGATGTTTAGACCACCAGTTCATGAAACTTGCAAGTAGTTCATTCTCATTAGAACAGTTGATGTAAGTTACATCATCTCTATCGTTTTTGAACTCACCTAACCCCCAAAGAATAATCTTCTTGGTGGTTTGGTTTTTGATAGTGATTGCAAGCATCTCTTCTTCTGCAAGTTCTGGTTCTGGGAAACCATTGTCCGCTCTTGTCTCAATATCAATTGTAACTGTTAGGATTTTGTCACTATCCCAATCAACTGTCTTGGGATATGTGTCTGAAAGATATGTGTATGCAAACCTATCCAGACCAAAGACCAGATGAGGTTGTTGTTTGTATTGTTCGATAAATGCTTTCGCTTCTTTGATTGTGTCGAACTTGTACGGTGTTGCATACTTACCGTCAAGTGTCTTCCATTCAGTTTCTTTCTGAACAGGCACATACAAAGTCGGAGAGTACTTAACCTTACGATTAACTCTTTCACCGTTCTTGTATTCACGAACTAGTATTTGATTCCCCCAAGGGGCTACGTTTGTATAGAAATTCATAATATAGTTATACCACCTTTGTGGTTAAATGTCAAGTCCAATTATCACGATTCATAAACTTTTTTAAAACGTCTTTAAGTATACTTCCACTATGTACTGAATCATATCCGACATGACCAGGCTGTGAATTTATTTCTAAGACGTATGGTGGAACTTTTTCTCTATCTTCAGATACAATTAAATCTACACCAATCCATTTACCACCAATTGAACTATCTACTTTATAACATATTTCTTCTTCAAGTTTTGACAGTTTGAATTTTTCTGGTTTAGAACCTTGATGGACATTACTTCTAAAATCACCATCTGCAAGTGGTCTTTTCATTGCACCCATGATTTCACCAGCAACCATCATAACACGAATATCAAAATCAATAGGAATAAATTGTTGTAATAACATTCCTCGTTCAGAACCTAACTTATTAATAATTTGTGCAGACGATAATAGTTGAGCTTCATCTTTGATTTTAAGAACACCAACTCCACCAGTTCCTAAGATTGTTTTGAGAACAACTGGAAACTTACCACCAACTCTTTTATGTATATCTTCTAGTTTATCCAAATCATTTACCAATACCGTAAATGGTTGTTTAATATAATCTTGTTCTAGTTTTAAATAAGTGTGATACTTATCCCAACAAATATTGTGAACTGGCATTGGATTAAGAACTTTAACACTATTAATAGTTAGTTCACGATAGAAGTTTTGCCAACTTGGAAAATCATTTGATTTAGACCTATTGAACACAATAGTGTTATCATCTATTTCAAATTCATTATCTTCTTTATCACATATAAAAAGTTTACTATCTTTTTTTATAATATATGCTTCTTCTATTTTTGCTTTAAATCCAGTTAGTCCTAACTCTTTACCAAATGATAACATCTTGTCTGCAAGTGGGTCAGTTTCTTCTTTGGAATCATCACCAACATTACTAGGGTCATTGTAAATTACAACAAACCTATATGGTTTTTCTGGAGCTTGTTCAGCAATATAATCTTTTAAAGAAACTATACTTTGTGATTCGACTCTTGTTGCAGAACTTAACATTGTTCCTAGTCCTTAAATTCTGAAAGATACTTGTTAATCATTTCTAATCTATCATCAGCAGATGCAAGTTTATCTAACTCTGCAATCACCGCTTCAGTAACATCTGAATGTTCACCAATACCAGCAGGCATGGTCTGATAGACTTTTATATTCGCTAAATGTACTGCAACTTCACCTTCTGCTTGTTTCCTTGCAGCTTCAATAATATGTTCACCAACTTTCATTTTATCCTTCTTTCTTTTTTCCTATGTTGTACTTAGTTTCAAGTGACCATTCATGTTTCTCTTTAAAACTAATTACTTTGATTTGTGATAGTGGTGCAGCTTCAACTGAACTCTCACTCACTACCTTTACTAATCCCCAATCTGTTAATAGATTAGCGATTGTATTTCTTCTTGCTATATCGTTTTCTGAAATGTTTGTATCCTTACCATCTAGTGCAAATAGTTCTTTGAAATGCACTATGTAATATTTACCTTGTTTGTGTAAAATATGGCAGGATTGAAACAGTGTTTTGTTTTTGCGTGAAGCAACACCAATGCGAGAAAGTGTTTCACGAACCTTTAGAAAATCATCTGGTTCTTTTAACCCCACCTCAAGCATCTGGTCTGGTTTCCATAAACTATCATTCATTTTTTCCACCTTTTTTCAATTTTGTTTTTATATAGGCGATTTGTTCATCATTTAGTATGTTTAAAGCAGACCTTGCTTTTTCATTATTATAACCAAAGAATTCTTTGACATACTCTAAGTTTTTAGTCTTACTCGCCTTCATCCAAGGAGCGTATCTATTTTGCTTCCTTAGACTATTTAGTAAAAAATCATATTGGAGTTTTGTATCCAAATGATTGTGGAAATTCATTTCATTGACCAACATGATAGTATCATTAAATGGTGCAAGACACTTATTCATAATGAATGGTGAATACTTCTTTTCATAAAGAGGGTCATCACCATCCATCAAGTTCTGTTTGGTTTTGTTGATTGAGTTTAAGTATTCTTTAAGTTCATATGCCATTACTTAAACTTCACTTGAGACATTAACTCTGTCATACACGCAAGAAGATTTATCTCTTGGTCTGCGACAAAGGCGGATTTGTAACTGTAGTCAGCAAGTATAACAACAGCATGGGGGATAGTAGAAGGCACCAAACTATCATAAAGGGAATCGTAAATCCTACGATAAACACGGCTTGGGTCATTATCAAGATTGTTGACAATCCATCTACGAACATTGGAGAACTCTTTACCTTTAAGAAATGTAAGAAGTTCCTTGATTGAGTCTTCAGATAAGTTAACCAGTATTCCAGCATCTATTGTTCCACTTGCACTATATCGTTGCAACTCATTTAGAACCCTTCTCCAATCTGGGAAGAACTTTTGAATGAGTGTTGCAACTACCTTTTTATCGTAATGTACTTGTTCATTATTTAGGATTACCTCTAACCTATTCATAAAGTCCATTGCAAGTTGTGGTTTCTCTTCATTAGGAATACGAAACTCAATACTTGAACAACGACTATGCAAAGGTTCAATGATACGGTTCTTGAAGTTACAAGTTAGAATAAATCCACAGTTCTTACTGAACTCTTCTATAAACCCACGCAATGCAGGCTGAGTGGATTGTGGATTAAGATAATCTGCTTCATCCAAGATAACGTACTTACGGTTACCATCCATAGAGACAGTACTCGCAAAGTTTTTGATTTTGTTTCTAAGTACATCAATACCAGATTCCTCAGAACCATTAATCATCATGTAGGTACAACCTAGTTCTTCTAACATCGCTTTCGCAACTGTTGTCTTACCACAACCAGCAGAACCAGACAACAGTAAGTTAGGACAATTTCGGTTGTCTACAAATTGTTGAAATGTTTGTTTCAACTCAAAAGGAAGTATCGCTTCGTTAATCGTTTGTGGACGATACTTCTCTACCCATAATATTTCATTCATAAAGTTTTCCCTCAAGCGGCTTCAAGTGCGATAAAGTATTCTACATTCTTATTAAGATTCTTGAAGTTGGAAATACCTTTGTGAGATACTTGTACTTCATAATCACCAGAAAGTAACTTCAAGTTTTCTACCTTGAAAAAGAACTTCTGGTCTGTTACTTCACTCTTTCCTTCAAGAGCAACACTGAAACTATTTGAGGTATCGTTTTTCCTATCGGAAACCCTTATACTCATATTACCATCACCATCAACATCAACGACCATATCTGGAACACCAAGAACAGATGAGGCTTTCAATACTTGATTGAACACACTCTGTTTAAGTGTAAATATTGCAGATGCATCAGGCATTGTAATGTCTGATTTTGGGGTAGTCACCACAGTTGGGTCACTATAAAAATAATTAAGTGATTGTCCACCTTGGGAAATCTTTACACTACTATCACCAAAGTCAAGGTCTGGGTCATCAAACAGTGACATTGCAGATAGGAACTCATTCAAATCATAGATTGCGAATTCCTTTTCAAATGTATCTGGTAGAGTTGCTTTAGATACAATGTTCTTCATTTGAGACATTGTTGCAATCTGATTACCAGATGTTACCAATAGATTAGCGTTGATTGTCGAATAGTTCTTCAACACTTCTCTAGTATCATTACTAAGTTTCATATCAATTTTTCTCCTTATCATGATTATGTAATGCGATTATACCATAATGGATAACTTTAAGCAAGTCTTTTCTTGCATCTTCTTTAGTACCTTTTTTACCGTAGCGTTGTAGGTACTTCATACAATTACCAATACAGAATCCTTTACCGTGTCCACTGTCAAGAATGAACTCAGTTGCTTGGAATTTGTTTTGGGAATAGTGCTGATTATATGTCGAATCAATATACTCAGTCATTTCTTTTAGAATCCTATCTTCAGAATATTTGTATAGAATACTTTTATCTTGAACGACAGGCGTTTCTTCTTTTTGCACTTTGAATATTTTCACATTCACTCCATAATATAGTATAGTTGTGGAGAGGGGATGAACCCCTCTCCGATTTTAGTTTAGTATGCGTACTTTGTACCAAGTACAGTAGCAATACCAGCAGAAATGATTTCCTTAGAAGGAGCACCTAATCTATATGCAACACCTTTTGCAGTGTCGTTTGTATAGATACAGTGACCTTCACTCTTTAGAGTGTCAATCATTTTAGTTGGTGATGTTAAGTCAAAC